TATGAAACGCAACAACAACAAAGCAAACCTTGTTATCGAATTCGATAACAAAACAAACCCAACAGAAACGGAGCAAGATCATGGACAACAAAGCACTAGCAGCACACCTCATTCATTTACTACATCAGGTTAACCAAGCCGAAGCAGTTGAGGGAAACACTATTGACCACGCTTACTCTCGACAAGATAGCGTTTACGGTAAGTTGCATGACGCGTTAGAGATTGTCGCACCAGAAATCCTAGCAGATTATTTAGTAGCAGGTGACGTAGCCTAACCAACCCGCCCCCGAAAGGGGGCACAAACTGGAGCAACAAAGCATGGGTAAAGTAAAGCAAGAACTACTAACCGAAGTCGGCTGCATGGTATGCGAAACCTTGTATCCAAAAGAACGCGCTGCGCTAGGCTATCGAACCTGTACCGATTGCGGTGAGGTACTAGCCAAACAGGAATCACAACGCTACGCCGTTGTACCAATGCATAAATCAAATTATGTGCCCATCACTAACCTAGCCGACCTGCGCGGCATCAACAACAAAGGGGGATTCTTCCGATGAGAAAAACAGCGGGAACATCAAACCACGCAGTGGGCGAGTGCTACAAGCCGCACTCAAAACTAAACATCCACGACCCAGATAATAAGTACGTGTGGGCAGATGTGGTAGCTAGAAAAAAGCTGTTATCGAATTCGATAACATTAGTCGGCGGTGCGCTAGGCGCACTTGGTTTCATCACAGGCATTTACTGCCTAGTCTTTTTGGGGATGTTGTTATGAAACAGTACGAATCTTGGGGCGCGATGTTAGCGCAGGAAGTAGAAAAAGCAGGGGACACAATAGTCGCCTCGACACTAACCCGAAGCCAAGCGGACGCGCAGTTCAGCAGTGGATGGGGTACCCCCGAAGGGTGTGCGTTTACGGCGTGGGGTGAGAAGTATGTGTACTTTCCTGCGACCTATGATGGCGCGGAGTGGGTAGCAAAGGTACCGCGAAACCCTTGTGATGAACCAACCGAACACGTTGGAGGTTGAGGCATGACAGACAAACCCAAGTTCAAGCCCGCTGTAACCAACAAAAAACCCTGCGAGGTATGCCACGCTCAAATCCGTGCGACCAAAGGGAACGACTTCTGCGAGCCATGCGCTGCGCACATAAACTTGTTTAACTACCTGTGGAGGATAACCGACCATGAAAGACTCGAACGATAACGCAACACTGGACTGGGTGGACATCGCGAACGACCCGCGACCTGAACTACCCCCAAACCCTGCGCTCGACAAAGCGCTAGCTAATATCATCAACGTAACACTGCAAGATTTACTTGCTGAATATAACTAAGGAGCACGACCATGAATGCAATAACTGAAACACTACCAACCGTACACGCGCCAACAATATCCTCCTCAGCCCTCCGCGTGGGGCTATCTATCAGCGTACCAACCATGCGCAAGATGGATAAGAAGGCAACGCGCGATGTAATCGCACACAATCGGGCACAAACAGGTTCGGCTAACGTGAGCAAGAAACTCATCAAGAGCACAGCCCACGAGGATATGACCAAGCTAGTGGCGTCTATCCGTGCCTACCATAGAGATCAGACCGTGCCTTGGGGTGACATGGGTGACCGGCTTGTATCTAACGTGAGCCTCATCGACTACAAGAACAACATAGCGCAGCTCGAGGACGAGTTCTGGGACTTAGCGCAACAAATCCTAGACGGCTACCCGCAAGCAGTAGCACAGGCACAACTCCAACTGGGTGATATGTTCAACGAGGACGAGTACCCATCGGTCGAGGTGCTGCGGCGCAAGTTCAAGTTCTCTCTAACCTTCGAGGCAGTGCCGGACGTGGGGGATTTCAGAGTAGACATCGGTAACCAAGCGGCGGACGAGATGCGTGAGCAGTACAAACAAGTATTAGAATCCCGTATCAACGCAGTCAAACAAGACCTAACCGAGCGACTACTCGAACCGTTGCAACGCATGAGCCGTGGACTGGACTATAGAGAGGGCGAGAAACCATCGGGGTTCAGAGATACGCTAGTCGACAACGTGCTATCTATTGTCGAGCTGATGCGCACTTGTAATCTGTCCAACGATGCGCGACTCACTGACATACAGCAACAGCTTAAGCGAACGCTGACAGGTGTAACACCTGATGGGCTGCGCCGTGACCCCAACCTGCGAGCCAAGACCAAGCAGGATGTGGATACGATCATCAAAAACCTCCCCTCGCTAGGTTTCTAGCGGGTGGGCGTACTATTGACACAGCGGTGCGAAACCGTTGATAATAATAACTGAAACAAAGCAAGACCGCACGAAACGCAACACCAACCCAACCTGTTATCGAATTCGATAACAAACTAACGGAGCACGACAATGAATAACGCAACTACAGCAAGCAACATATACGCACTGGGCATCAACCAAGTCGCCAACCTCATCGGCACCATCGGGCGGGACATCACGGTAGTAGTGCAAGGTAACATGGGGACAGGCAAGTCCTCGATCATCAACATCCTCGCTGACCGTTTCCCAAACCACAAACCTGTTTACCTAGACTGCACAACGCTAGTCGATTCGGCTGACATGTTTATGGTGAAGTATTCAGAGGACGGCAAGACATTCAAGACCGTACCACTCGAAGACCTTGGGCTGCACCTGCCCGACCAACCTGTAATCCTAATGCTAGACGAGATCGGTAAGTGTAACCGCTCAGTTATCCTAGCCTGTAACCGCATCATGCTCGAACGTAAGCACAGCGGGTATGAGCTGCACCCTGACAGTATTGTATTCGCTACAACTAACTTAGGTGCGGAGGGTCTAGGTGACCTGCTACCTGCACATACTCGTAACCGCATCACCGTAGTTACCATGCGTAACCCTGACAACATGGAGTACATCGAGTGGGGTATCGACAACGACATCGACCCTATCATACTTGGTTTCTGTAAGGAGCACCCTGAGTTATTCCACAGCTTCGAGCAGTACGAGAACCCAGACGAGAACCCCTACATCTTTCACCCACGCAGTGCACGAGCTGCTTTCTGGACACCACGTGCTGGCGAGAAGTCTAGTGACATACTCAAAATGCGCCACTTACTAGACGACACACAGCTCACCGCTGCGCTCATTGGTACGATTGGTGACCGCACTGCGCTAGACCTAGCTGCCTTTATATCCCTAGCTGACAAGGTACCAACCCGCGATCAGATAGAGACCGACCCGATGAATGCGCCTGTACCTGACAGCCCTGCCGCTGTGTGCATGGTGGTGTATCGAGCACTGGCAACTATCGAGCGCAAGTGGGTAGATCAATGGCTGACTTACATGAACAGGTTATCCAAGGAAGCACAGGGTTTGTTTGTCAATGGCGTACGTGCACCACAGTACAGCCGACGTGACTACGTAGTGCAGCACAAGAAGTTCCAAGACTGGTGCATGGCTAACAACTACATGTTCAGTGCTGACAAATAGGAGAACGAATCATGCTAGCAATCAACACACAACTATCCGCCGAGCAGCGGCTATCTAAGAACATCACAGCCATCATGGGCAACCCGAAGTACGTGGCGCTCGCAGGTGTACTGATGATTGGCGAGAAGGGTATCAAGGACGACTGCCCTACTGCCTACACTAACGGACGCGATGACTACTATGGTCGTGCGTTTGTCGATGGACTGGCAGACTCAGAGTTCCGGTTCCTTATCTTGCACGAGACATACCACAAGCTGTTTAAGCATCTCACTACATGGGAACACCTATATAAAGACGATGCGCAGCTAGCCAACATGGCGTGTGACTATGTAATTAACCTGATGATCGCTGACGAGAACCGTGACATGTTTGCGGTGATGCCCAAGGACGCAGAGGGTAACGCGATAGGCTTGCTCGATGAGAAGTTCCGCAACATGGACACAGCGCAGGTCTACAAGATACTGAAACAAGAACAGGAAGAGAACGGTGGTGGTGGGGAAGGTGAGGGTGAAGGTGGTGGGCTAGACGAACACGACTGGGAAGGTGCGCAGGAGATGAGCGCAGACGAACAGCGTGAGTTAGCACAAGAGATCGACCAAGCCGTACGCCAAGGTGCGCTGACCGCAGGTAAGGTAGGTAGTGGAGGCAACCGAGCTATCGACCAACTGCTACAGCCCGAGGTTAACTGGCGCGAGGTGCTACGTGAGTTCATTACAGAAACGTGTCGAGGTAACGACGACAGCACGTGGAGACAACCTAGCAGACGACACCTAGCGATGGGCATGCTTAGACCAAGCGGTATTACAGAGCGAGTGGGCGAGCTAGTCATTGCCATAGACACGTCGGGTAGTATCGGGCAACACGAGCTGACCAAGTGCCTGAGTGAGATCAAGGGTGTGTGCGATACAGTAAGACCCGAATCCGTTCGCATACTGTACTGGGATACCAAGGTGTGCAGTGACGAGCTATATGGTGACGTACCCAACGCATGCGCTTCTCTCGAACAACTTACACAAACAACCAAGCCCGCAGGTGGTGGAGGTACGAGGGTGCAGTGTGTGCCTGACTACATACGCGACAACAACATCAACGCACAGGCAGTAATCGTGCTGACTGATGGCTATCTAGGTGGTGACTGGGGTGCATGGACTATGCCCCTGCTGTGGGGAATCCTAGATAACAAGAGTGCCCGACCTACAATCGGCAAGACGTTACACATCAACCTATAACTAACAGGAGCAACATCATGAGAAACCACATAGAAAAAACATTCGGATTTGACGCATCACTTAACCGCGCGATGGAGGACAGCTATTATTCCCCACAAATGGCAGATGAGTTAGTCGCGTTACAGAAACGTATTAAGAAGTCTCACCCATTCGCCAAGTTCAGACACACCGCAGACGATGCGTTAGCTATACACCTTAGCCCACAAAGTATGTGCTTCGATGCCAAGGTATCGTGGGACACGGACGCCTACATAGTTATGACTGTAAGCACCCGCCGCGAACGCGAAATCTCATACGACGACACCGATAAATACGGCATAGCCTACAGTGATAGACGTTTCACTAGCATAACCAAGACCCTAGCCCGCGCGACTAAGCTAATCAAAGATACCAAAAGCGCGACAGGTGAGCGTGTGTTAGAGAAAGTTATGCAGGGAACTATACCCCCCTTTGGGCGGGGTCTTCAGCAAGCCCAAGAGAAGCTAGACACCTTACAACGTGACGTGTTCAGCTCAATGAGAAATTCCCTAACCAGTGATGCGCTGCTCGAATACTCCTTAGCTGCTATGGAACAACGCCCAGTACGTGCCGACATACGACACCAAATTGAGGACTGCACGACCCAATACTTGGAGCGTAAAAAAGATTTGGGTGACTCTATTGCTGCGTGCGATGGGCTACAGACTCTTTCTATATACAAGCTAAAGAACATAGACAAGGTGTTCTTTCATTACAGAGACACGACCGCAGGTGAGATGCAGCGCATCAAGCATGTAGACGATGTAAACAAGTTACCCCAAGAAGTTCTGGCTAAGCTGTCTGTGTTGCAAGCTACAGGTATAGATGCGATGGAGACCGTAGGGTATTCGTATGACACTAAGGTGCTGACTAGTATTGGCTGCGTGACCAGAGACGCATACGTCTATGACTTTGTTGAAGATGCTATGTGTGTATACATCTCGCCCGAAACAATGGCTGAGGTAGAAACTCTTGTCGGATACTAACGCACCACTGTCACCAGACAAGTATACCTACCGAGTCGAATTCATTGGGGATACAGCCAGAGTGCAGTGTTTTGGTATACCCATACACGCATGCGCAGAGTTCGAGGAAGAGACAGTGTTACCTATTGCTGAGCTACCCGACTGGATGACACGACGTGTTGCTGTACTGTGCACCATGTCATACGAACCACCTACCGAGTTTGTTAATAAGATCGGTAGGAGGATAGGCAAATACGTTTACTGGATATTTTACGAAGGAGAAGACGATGGCGCTGACACCGGAAAAGAAAGTTAAGAACGCTATAGTAAAACAGTTGAAGTTGTTCGGGGATTCTGTATATTATTTCTTTCCTGCAACAGGTGGTTACGGGCGTAGTGGCGTGCCCGATATTGTAGGATGTTTCAACGGTAAGTTCTGGGCAATAGAATGTAAGGCAGGTAAGAACACCACGACCGCTTTACAGGACAGAGAACTTAACGCCATACGTAACGCGCGTGGTGAAGCGTGGGTAATCAACGAAGAGAATGTTGATGCAGTTGCCCTGATGTTTAGAAAGTTTTTGTAGTTTGGTAGGGGGTAGGGTTTTCATGGTTACCTACCCCGTGTCCCAGTGGGCGGTGGGCATATTCAGCAAAACACCCTCAGTTAACGATCGCGGTCACGGCATTTAGTTTTGTTAATCAAGCTAGTGCCTCCTACGTGATGCGTTGCCGAGTAAGCCACGAGAAGGTTAGTCGTGTTAAGCAAACAAGTTGAACTGAATGGGTGGGAATACTTGTTGGTGCAAGCACGCACCACAATTTAAATATAAATAAGGATAAAGATGATGGACATGACAGATAAAATTTTTGCAGTAGACGATGTACCGCCACATGATTTGGAAGACCACTTAAACGAATTAGCAACAGACCATTGGGTTTTGCATAGCATAGAAAGTGTTAGCACCGCCGAAGGGACACTGTGTGGCTTTACTGTAATTGCGTATAGGGCGCATGACTGGGAAGCCTACTTCGAAGCGAACAAGAAAAAGTGGGAAGCAGAGTTAGATGCGGAGAAAAAAGCTGAGAAGTACTGGGCAGCTAAGATGGCTGAGAATAATGGAGGACACGCTAATGAGTAACAGAGACTCTTTAGACGCAGACTTAGATAGATGGCAAGACGAGCAAGACGAGGATTACATTAACCCCGCTGATGCCGCGCGTGAACGTGCTGAGTACTTAGCTGACCAAGAAGACTGAAGCCAGTTCTCTAGGAGATGAGGATGAGTAACGAAGAAATCAGAGATATGCTTAAACTGTTTGCTCGCCAGTTAGAAATAGCAGCGGAACTTAAGCAATTAAAGAAGGAAAACAAATGAGTGGTAAAGGAAGCAGACGTAGACCAACCCTTATCCCCGCCAAAGACTTTGGGGATAACTGGGCAAAAATCTTTGAGAAACCAAAACAGAAGGAAGAAGAGAATGTTAACAGCAGAAGTACCAAGAACGAAAATGAGCGACCCCGTAGTGAACAAGCAGACAGCCCTACAGACACAAACGGGCGGGACGCACTATAAGAACATGGCTATTCAACCTGCCGAGTACGCAGAGAAGAACGGCTTGTCTTTGTTGGAAGGTAACGTAGTGAAATACATAACTAGGTGGAAGTTGAAGGGGCAACCCTTGTCAGACTTAGAGAAAGCTAAGCACTGCATCGACCTGCTAATCGAGATACACAACGTCAAATGAAAATAACTATAGAAGTAGATGGCGCTGATGCCGAAGAACTTGTTGCCCTAGTACAACGTGCAGCAGAGGCGGTGGAAAAACTAGAAGCCATACTCGAGGAGTTCGAAGATGCTGATAAAGTGTAATGCCGCCGATCACCTGCACCTAATAAAAGATGATCCTGTACGCCCCGACTTGTTTGAAGGGAACATAAAAAGGTTTGAAGACCCGTTCCATGTTTACGCAGAAGTGAATGATGAGACGGGTGAGATAGCCGCAGTTGTTTGTGTAATAGTTTGCAAGTTTGTTCCGCAAGATGAGTTACAGATACAAGCAGTTGCCGAGGGGCGACTTACCGAGATAGAAGAAAAACTTGAGGAGCGGGAGAAAATATATGGGGAGTTGGGCACCGTGCTGTGCCCTTACTCAATCTGGTCTTACCAACGCGGACATGGTAGAAAGTTAATTAATAATCTATTGGAAGCTGCGGCGGTAATACACCCAGAAGTAGATGCAGTAATAACTATGTCGCCACACACCGCTACCGCTATGAAGTTCCACTTGGACAACGGCGCAGATATATTTGGTACGAACGCAGAGTGTGTTAACTACGAGTACGAGGTGCCTGATGTCATACTTCACTGACCCTATGGCTGCGATAGAAGAAGCAGAGTACATAGCAAAAGAAGAGAAGCGCACTATGTGTGTGGTGGAAGTTGAACCTAATATGATTGTGGTTGTACCAAAAAAAGCCGCTGTAGATATGGGCGGCATAATATTAGAAACCTGCGTACCTTTTGAAGAGAACCACAACATATACGACTAAAGGAAATGATGATGTTTGTAATAGATAGCTATGGTATAAAACCACCCCGCCGTCTTTCGGCTAAAGAAAGAGCGGCTAACCAAGAAAGCATTAGAATGATTAAGCGTAGATGGAATACGTTCGATGATGAAACACGTATGCGTGCGACGAAAACAATACGTTGTTTAGAAACCCAAGGGTTTTTCAGATGATTACCCCTGCGATGATGTGCGTTGCTATGGCAGTGTACTTTGAAGCAAGGGGTGAACCGACAGCAGGACAGATTGCTGTAGCTCATGTAATACAAAACAGAATCGAAGACCCACGTTACCCAGACAATGCGTGTGACGTGGTTAAGCAGGGGTACTACTGGAACGGTGTACCTATAAGAAACAAGTGCCAGTTTAGTTTTTATTGTGACGGTAAGTCGGACGACCCGAAGAACAAACAGGCATGGTTTAACTCGTTGTACATTGCGCACTTAAGTGGGTTCGTACCGGATACTACACAAGGCGCGACCCACTACCATAGTACAGAGGTGTTTCCACAGTGGGCATACAACGCCGAGATAACTACTAAGATTAACAAACATATTTTTTACACAGGTATTAACTAGTGACTACAACAAAGATAGATCGGCCCACGCTAAACGAAAAAGAAAAACACAGTGCGAAGTTGGCACAACAAGTAGCAGAGTATCTAGCCCAAGGGGGTACGATAACTAGATGTCCTGATCGTGCGTTTACAAAAACCGAAGGCCCCAAGAAAAAATTTGCCGGTAGTCAGTTTGATTCTTTAACTGACCCAACCAACCGAGACGTAGGGGCATACCGGCCTACAAAAAACAAAGGTGGTAGTGAGTAATGACCAATATATGGCGCATAAAAGTGTGTAAAAAGCATCTTACAAGGCGCATTAAAGTGGAAAAGCAACATGTATGAATACAATTGCAAGATTGTGAGAGTCGTAGATGGAGACACAGTAGATGTGGATATTGACCTTGGCTTTGATACTTGGAAGTGCGGTGAGCGCATACGTCTTTATGGTGTTGATACTCCAGAGTGCCGCACAAGAGATGCAGAAGAGAAAGCTGCCGGACTCGTGGCAAAGAAGTTTGTCGAGGACGCACTGCACGTCGGAGGAACGTACACCCTAACTACCCGAGAGAAGGGTAAGTTCGGGCGCTACTTGGGAGTCATCATGTTAAGCGACAGGACTTCAGTAAATGCCGCACTAGTAAGTGAGAACTTAGCAGTACCGTACCACGGGCAAAGCAAGCAAGAAATAGAAGACGCACACGCAGCGAACTATGAAATTCTAAAAGATAGGGGATTGATATAAAGTGAATATAATAACGGTAGACTTCGAGACGTACTACGACAAGGCGTTTTCTCTTAGTAAGCTAACAACCGAGCAGTACGTGCGAAGCCCCGAGTTTGAGGTCATAGGACTTGCGGTTAAAGTTAACAGTGGTGAAACAGATTGGATAAGTGGGCCATTCGATGCGGTTAAAAAATACTTACACGCTAACTACGATTGGGAAGGTTCTGCTGTCCTTGCCCATAACACTATGTTTGATGGCGCTATTCTTAGTTGGCTGTTTGATATTCACCCTAAGCTATGGCTTGATACGCTGTGTATGGGCCGCGCGTTACATGGTACGGAAGTTGGTGGTTCGCTTAAGTACTTGGCTGACATGTATGAGATCGGCGAGAAAGGTAACGAAGTCTTAAACGCATTAGGTAAGCACCGCGCAGATTTTACTGAAGAAGAACTAGAACGGTACGGTGACTACTGCATACAAGACGTTGAGCTTACCTATCAGTTGTTTGAGATATTCCTAAAAGTATTCCCGAAGAAAGAACTTAAAGTAATCGACATGACGCTGCGTATGTTCACCGAGCCTAAGTTGGAGTTGGACGTAGGTAGGCTAGAAGATCACTTGGATACGCTGCAAGAACAAAAAGAAAAACTACTCGAAGAGTGTGGCATCGAGAAAGAAGAGCTGATGTCCAACCCTAAGTTCGCTAAGGCACTTGAGTCGCTGGGCGTTACCCCGCCAATGAAAACAAGTCTACGTACGGGTAAGGAAGCCTTTGCTTTTGCTAAGAGCGACGAGGGATTTAAAGCCCTACAGGAACATGAGGACGCGCGAGTACAAGCCCTAGTAGCTGCACGAATAGGTTTGAAGAGCACACTAGAAGAGACACGCACCGAGCGGTTTATCGACATTGGTATACGCGGGACAATGCCCGTACCGATTCGGTACTACGCTGCACACACAGGAAGGTGGGGCGGTTCCGACAAGATAAACCTACAAAACCTACCATCACGCGGTCCGAACGGCAAGGTATTGAAATCATGTATTTGCGCCCCCGAAGGCCACACCCTGATCGAAGCTGACTCTGCGCAGATAGAGGCCCGGGTGTTAGCTTGGTTAGCAGGACAAGTTGATCTAGTTATAGCGTTCGAGAATGGTGAAGACGTATACAAGAAGATGGCGGCTACTATCTATAATAAGAAGGTAGACGAGATAGACAGCTCACAACGCTTCATCGGTAAGACTACTATTCTAGGTGCGGGCTACGGTATGGGTGCCGCTAAGTTCCGCGACCAGTTAAAGGGTATGGGCGTCGAGGTAGACGAGGAGGAATGTAAGCGCATCATACGGGTGTACCGCAGTGCCAATGCTTCTATCTCTCAGTTGTGGCGTGATGCGCAGAACGCTTTGATGGGTATGTACCAAGGCGAACGCTACGGCATAGGTAAAGGGGGCGTACTAAAAACACTACCAGAAGTTAATGGCATACGTCTGCCGTCGGGACTCATCATGCGCTACGGTGACCTCAAAGCCGAAGAAGGTGAGATGGGGGTTCAGTTTTCGTACAAGACCCGTAGAGGGTGGATAAATATCTATGGCGGTAAGGTTATAGAGAACGTATGCCAAGGCATCGCCCGCTGTATTATGTCGGATCAAATGTTAATGATTTCAAAGCGGTACCCTATACTTCTTACTGTCCATGACTCTGTGGTATGCTGTGTTCCAGATAGCGAAGTTGATGAGGCTGCGGCCTATGTTGACTTATGTATGCGACACACACCCGATTGGGCAAAGGGCCTTCCGGTGCGTGGTGACGTGGAAACTGGAAAGAACTACGGAGAATGTACGGAATGGGTAAACCCACATGGTCTTTCAGCAGCATAAAAACTTTCGATCAATGCCCTAAGAAGTACTACCACACCAAGGTACTTAAAGACTATAAAGAAGACTTCAACACCGAAGCCATACTGTACGGTAACGAGTTCCATGAAGCTGCGGAACTATACGTTAGAGGCGATGTTGAGACGCTAGACCCAAGGTTTGATTACGCGTTATCTGCGTTAGACAAACTTAAAAATATGAAAGGTGAGAAGCTCTGTGAGTACAAGATGGGCCTTACCGAGAACCTTGAACCCTGCGGTTTCTTTGATAAAGACGTATGGTTTAGGGGTGTCTCTGACCTTACGATATTAGATAGAGAAGCCGGTGTAGCTAAGATATTCGACTACAAGACCGGTAAGTCTGCGAAGTATGCGGACAAGGGACAGCTTGAGTTGATGGCGCTAGCTACGTTCAAGCACTTCCCAGAAGTAAAGGTAGTAAAGAGTGGCTTACTATTTGTAGTGTGTAACGCGTTTATCAAAGAGACGTACACTATTGAGAACGAGCCTGCCCTTTGGGAAAAGTGGTTAGGTGAATACGGTAAGCTAGAGAAAGCGTTTGAGGTAGATACTTGGAACGCAAGGCCAACGGGGCTTTGCCGCGCATGGTGCGTGGTACTGGAGTGCCCACATAACGGGAAGAGATAATAGGAGAAAAGTAATGACGGAATACACATTTAGCGACACCCCTGTCTATAAGCTACATCGTACAGACGCTCCTGAGACTAGCATAGACGCAGCAGAAGAAGTTTCTAGCGGGAAAATGCTAGCCTTGGTTTATAGCGAAGTTGTCAAAGCGGGGGATCGGGGCATCACCACAAAAGAAATACGCGCTATTTATCCCCATCTCCCTTATAGCAGCATTACCGCTAGGCCCGCTCAACTTGAATCAGATGGTAAGATATATTATCTAGGGGACAAACGTGATAAATGCCGTGTAATTCGCCTTAAGGAGAAACACTATGCCTTATAAGAACCCAAAAGATAGACCGAAGCAAAAGAACAAGCCCGTAGGTAGTCCTGAGTTTGAAGCTCGAATGGAACGCCAACGCGCTAGACGTAAGATGGATAAAGAAGGTAAGGACGAAAACAAGAACGGTAAGGCCGACAAGCGTGAAGGCAAAGACGTTAGTCATAAGAAAGCGCTAAGCAAAGGCGGTAGTAACAAGGACGGCGTGACTGTAGAGAGCCGTAGCAAGAACCGCGCTAGAAATTATAAAAAGAAAAAATAACTACAAACGAGGATGATGAAAATGGAAACAAGTACAGTAGGAATGCTTTACCTTGTAAGCATAAAACTAACCCGCAAGGCGACTAACGAGAAAATAAAACAACGGTTGTTAGTCGTTGGGTGTGAGGCGGATGACATAGAAAGAAAACTTAGGTGGACTATAGACACCAGCAAGTACGATAACTTTACGGTTACAGGTGTAGAAAAGATACGCCAGAAAGTGCATGTACTCAGTACGTCCGTCCAACAGCTAGATGAAGGACTAGACGGACCAGTGATTACACGGGACGATGGGACTAAGATAGTTGACCAGACCGTAGACACAGTAAAACGCCCTCGATTCGCAGTGGGGTTAGCCACACAAGTCATTGCCGTTGATGAAGACGCGGCACTGCGAAAGGTGGGGCACGCGCTTATATCTCATACTCTGGGGGACATCACTTCTTCAGGGGCCAGTCTATCCGCAGACTCTGTGTTGACCATAGAAGAGTTAGCCCCCAGAGATGGTACAGCGCGTGCGCGGGATGTTAGTAACGAGTCCAACTACGCACATATCTTTAGAGGGTAACTTATGTGCCCAACAAGGAAGAAATAATACATGCAAATAATAGATAACAGGGGCCTGCTCTTGAGGCTCCGTAATCCTGCGAAAATCACAACGGCAATACCAACAAGCAAGGCAGTAGGTGAGCACGAAGTACTAGTTAAGTGGGGTGTAGACGAAGCCCGCGTACTTAGAAACTTAAACATAAAGGACGTACCCTCACCTATTCTGGGTACTTACGATTGGCCCGGGCGCTATACACCGTTCGACCACCAAAAAACAACCGCTTCTTTTCTTACTATGAACCCACGCGCCTTTTGCTTTAACGAGCAGGGCACAGGCAAAACAGCTTCTGCTATATGGGCGGCTGACTTCTTGATGAAGCAAGGCAAGATAAACCGCGTACTTATTATCTGCCCCCTATCTATTATGGACTCTGCATGGCGGGCTGATTTGTTTAGCTTTGCAATGCACCGTACAGTAGACATAGCGCACGGCGCTAAGAAGAAACGCCAAGAAATAATCCACAGCGATACTGAGTTCGTCGTCATTAACTACGATGGTGTAGAGATAGTAAAAGACGATATAGCTAATGGTGGGTTTGACCTAATTATTGTAGACGAGGCAACACACTACAAGAACGCGCAGTCTAAGCGATGGAAAGTACTGGCTAGCATAATGAATGGGGACACTTGGTTGTGGATGATGACCGGTACTCCTGCTGCACAGTCACCGGTTGACGCGTACGGACTAGCTAAACTAGTTAACCCTAAAGAAGTCCCTAGGTTCTTCGGTGCTTTCCGCGAGTTAGTAATGCACAAGGTGACGCAGTTTAAGTGGGCACCGAAACCTAACGCTACCGAGATAGTCTACAACGCCCTACAACCTGCAATACGTTTCACTAAAGAACAATGTCTCGACCTACCAGAGATGACCTACGTGAAGCGCGAAGTAGAGTTGACGGCGCAGCAAAAGAAATACTACGAACTACTACGTAAAGAAATGATGACCACTGCTGCGGGCGAACAAATTACTGCGGCTAACGCAGCGGTTGCCATGAACAAGCTATTGCAGATTTCATGTGGTGCGGTCTATAGCGATACTGGAGAGACGGTGGAGTTCGATGTTAAGAACCGGTACAAAGTACTGCGTGAAGTTATCGACGAGTCTAGCCAGAAAGTTCTTATCTTTGTCCCGTTCAAGCATGTCATTGGAATACTTAAAGAAAAGCTGACCAAAGAAGGTATTACCAACGACGTGATAAACGGAGATGTAAGTGCAAACAAACGCACCGCTATCTTTAAAGAGTTCCAAGAAACCGACAACCCCCGAGTACTTATTATACAACCGCAAGCTGCTGCGCATGGCGTGACTCTTACTGCGGCGAATACAATCGTATGGTGGGGACCAACTTCTTCTCTCGAAACTTACGCGCAAGCTAATGCTCGTGTGCATCGCTCGGGACAGAAGCACCCAAGTACTGTAGTACAACTGCAAGGGTCGCCCGTTGAGAAACGCCTGTACAAAATGTTAGACGAACGAATTAATGTTCATACTAAGATGATAGATTTATACCAAGATATACTTGAACTATAATTCAAACTGCAATACACTTTATAAAACGTAACAAAAAAGGAACTATGAATCATGACAGACGTTGTTGTGACGGACCTCGACCGCCTCGTTTCTGTATACATTAAGATTCGAGATAAGAAAAACGAGTTAGCTGCTACGTTTGCTGAGCAAGAGAAAGAACTTGAAGGCAAACTAGATAAGGTAAAGCAAGCTCTACTAGAACATTGCAAGGCCACTGGAACTGAGTCTGTAAAGACCGCTTCTGGTACGTTCTGGCGCACCCAGAGAAAGCGTTTCTGGACAAGCGACTGGGAAGCAATGAACCGATTCATCGTAGAAAACGAAGCGGTGGATTTATTAGAGAAACGAATTCATCAAGGCAACATGAAAGAGTTTCTCGAAGAGAACCCTGATGTATTACCGCCGGGGTTAAACGCAGACAGTGAGTATTCTATTACTGTACGGAGGAAGAAATGAGTGGAATAGAAAGTTACGTCCCTGTTGAGGATGTCGCCGACCACCTTTCTGTAAAAGTAAGCACGATTAGGCAATGGGTAAATAAGGGCTTTATACCAAGAAGTACTTATATAAAAGTGGGTTACACATACCGCTTTAATTTGCCCGCTGTTATCGAAGCGCTGAAACAGGAGGAGCCGGTAGAAGAACAAGAAGGCCAAATTACAGAACAACTAGAACTGGATTTTAACGAGGAGCAAGACCTATGAGCGAATTAGCTTTGTTTGACAACATGCCACAAGAGTACAAAGACTTACTGGCACAACTAGAGCCTGATAAGAACGCATCCGGTGGCGGTGCTAAAGGTGGTACTAACCGTCTTAGTATTCGTGGCGGCGTATTCCGCAAGGTAGTAAATGGACAAGAGGTAGGCGAACTTGACGGGCGCTCTATTAACATAGTAATCGTTAAGACCTCACCTGTATCACGCATGTTCTACGAGGGGCAATACGTAGCGGGACAAGCTACAGCACCTTCTTGTTGGTCTGCTGATTCTGGTAGTGGTAAGCCATCGCAAGACGTACCAAGTGACATCCGCCAATCAGTATCATGTTTTGATTGTCCGCAGAATGTTAAAGGTTCTGGACAAGGACAGTCTCGTGCGTGTCGCTTCCAACAACGTGTTGCGGTAATGCTAGCTGATGCAGAAGGCAAGCTGCGCTCTAATGCGGTGTACCAATTATCCTTACCCGCTACTAGTGTGTTCGGTGATGACAAGAAGAAGATGGGCCTACAGTCTTACGCCCGTTTGATCGACGCGCAGAACGTACCACTAGCATCCATCATGACTGAGCTTCGCTTTGACACCGATAGTTCTACGCCTAAGCTGTTGTTTAAGCCGGTAAGAATACTGGACAAAGACGAGCTACGTATGTCGGTAGATGCTCAGAAGGACGAAGGCACGCTAAAATTAGTTACGCTATCTATAAAACCTAAACAAGATACTAGCGTTCCACAACTAACTAATGATACAGTCCCAAGCCCTACCACAGAAAAGCCGTCCCTGTTCGATCAAGCTGACGATGACGACGAGGAAGCGGTAGAGGAACCCAAAGTTAAGGTGTCTAAGAAGAAAAAAGACGCACCGGCACCTGACGTTGATTTAGCTTCTTTGCTAGATGAATTTGATGACTAACAACAAGCGGGTGCCTTCGGGCACCCGTAACACCCTCTAAGATACGGACTAAACGATGGACACCAAACAGTTTCTAAGTACTGTGTTGAGTGATGAAGGATACTACTGCGTAGCAGGTCTTAAAGACGGAAAGATGATAAGAAAGACCTATGCGTCTTTAGACTCTGTTACCGATGTCGCAAATAATTTTGATTTAGAACAACGAGATGCGTACTTTGCACCGGCGTCTTTTACTGACGACACTAGTACCAAAGGCGAAAACATACATCATATAAAATCTCTGTTCCTAGATTTGGATTGCGGAAAAGGTAAACCCTACAGCACACAACAAGAAGCGCTACTTGCGCTCAAAGATTGGTATAAAAAACATAATATTCCCCGCCCTACTGTAGTTAATTCGGGGCGCGGTCTACACATATACTGGTCGCTTGATCGGGCGTACACCCGTGAGGAGTGGCTACCGGTTGCTATTAGCTTAAAGGCTGCGTGTCTACAGGAGGGGCTAGAGATAGACCCCGCTGTAACTGCTGACGCTGCGCGTTTGCTACGCATACCGAACACACATAACTTCAAAGACAATCCGCCTACAGAAGTTCGGGTAGTTAGTTTTGCTAAGGGGCCAGTGGTTTTGGCGGAGTTTGCCGCGAAGCTGCCCGTAGATTTGATACCAGTTCTCCCTCCCAGAGAATACTCCAGTGCCGATAAGGCCGACATGGACAACGCAAAGGGTAACGAGAATAAGTACACGTACAAGTTTGCTAACATTCTAATGAAGACTGCTCAAGGTAGTGGCTGCGCGCACATAGACAAAGCCATACGAAAACCAGATGAGCTTACCTACCCAGAGTGGACTCACGCCCTGTCTATTGCCAAACGCTGCGATACAGACGGAGTTGTTGGGCTACCTGCAATACATTTAATATCAAAGGGCTACAGTGAGTACAGTGCTGATGAAACGGAAAAGATAGCCTCGTCGATTGAGTACCCACACCTCTGTACTACGTTCGACAGTGATTGCCCCGGCCTATGCGAAGGGTGTCCTAACAACGGTAAGATCAAAAGCCCAATCACGCTATGCCGAGAGCTTAAGCTAGCCCAAAGCGATGAAGTAGAAGTGCAGGGTTATGCGGAAGTAGAGGAAGAGTTCTACGACGAACGTGCAGAAGAGGTTGAAGCTACCGACGCCGAAAGTGAAGACGTACAGGAAGCTAAGCCCAAGAAAGAATCTGTACTAGAAAAGATAAAGATACCCACTTACCCAGACAAGTATGTAAGACCCGAAGGTGGTGGGGTAGCAAAAGTAATGCACGACAAAGAAGGTAACCGTGAAGAAATAATAATATGCCCCGACAATCTGTACGTTAAGAAGCGTATGTTGGACATAGACGGGCCTTGCTATGAGATAGCCCACACAAGCGATTACGAGGGGGAGCGTACGTTTATTGCCTCTCAGAAAGACCTAATGTCCACTGAATCGTTTCGGGCTACGTTGAACTCAAATGACGTATTGGTGCTACCTAGCACCCAGAAGGAACTTATGGAATATATAGGCGCTTGGATAACTAAACTCAAACCAGAAGGCCCCCCGATTAAAGTTAAGTCACAGTTCGGATGGACAGAGGGTGGTAAGTCTTTTGTTGTTGGGGATAAAGAGATATTTGCTAATCGTATAGAGCATAACCCCGCAGGATCGCGCACCGCTCAGTATGTTTCTATGTTCGATAAAAAGGGCACACTAGAACAGTGGAAGGAGCTTGCTAAGTTCTACAATCAGCCGGGGTTTGAGCAGCACCAGTACATGTTCGGGCTGTCTTTTGGGTCTCCACTCATGGAGTTTATGTCCGGCATAGCCGGTTGTATCTATAACCTTAACAGTCCAGAGACAGGTATAGGTAAGACCACAGGTATGTGGGGCGGTGCGTCCGTATGGGGTAACCACAAGAAGTTAGTACTGATAGGTAAGGACACCCCCAACTCAGCATGGAACCGCGCAGAAGTACTGAAGAACCTGCCGCTCTACATAGACGAGGTGTCTAACTACAAGCCGGAAGCGGCTAGTGATTTCTGTTATGCCATTAGTGACGGCGTGCAGAAAAACCGTATGAGTAACAGAGGCGAGAACGCTGAGCGGTACAGGGGCGAACCTTGGTCTTTGAATTGTGGGGCTACTGGCAATAACAGCATAAGAGACGTAGCAGGTCAGTACCGATCATCTCCGAAAGGGGAAGCAGGGCGTGTAACAGATTATACTGCCACTAAGCTACTGCATGGCGCTGCGGACACGCTACGGGCGAACGATCTCAATGACCAGTTAGCCGAAAACTATGGGCATGCAGGACCGTTGTTCATACAACACGTTATTAGAAACAAAGCTGCGGTAAAAGAGTTAACGCTTCAGACTCGTACGGACTTAGTTAAAGCGTTAAATGCAGAGCCACAAGAGCGTTTCTGGATAGCGCAGGGCGCTACTGTATATGCAGGTTGCGTCGTAGCAAAAGAAATTGGCCTAATAGACTGGGACTTAGACAGACTGTGGAAGTGGATAATCAAGATGATTAAAGCCCAAAGGGCTAACCTCGTCGGTATGGACATGGATATAGAGGACATAATCTCACAGTTCTATATGGATCACGCACGCTCAATACTACGCATAACTAGCACTACTAATGCTACCGACCCAGAGCTGCAAAACATAATACCGATAAGCCTTCAGGATATGCCTAACTTTCAGTTTGTATCACGGCATGAGACTGACACCCACAAGCTCTACATACGCATCCCACCACTTAAAAAATGGCTCGCGGATCGTAAGTATACTTTTGAAAGTGTGAAGGCGCTTATCTTTGAGAAAATGGAAGGTAAGTACACCAAGAAGCGGATGGGCGCCGGTACTAAAATGGACATAGGCGTAACACACACTTTAGAGTGCACCTTAAACATGGACCCTACTGTACAAGCGGAAGACTCTGATGAGGCTGAAGCATAGTGATATATCCCCAGATGGGGTACGCATAGTTATAGACTGGGATAAATTCGCTGTAGGTACTTCGGTATTTATCCCATGCCTAAACACAAAGCAGGCTATCGCTGACATAGTAGATGCTAGCGGTATACCGAAGTCTGACCTGATAAAACGTGTTTGTATTGAGGGTGGTATGTACGGGGTGAGGGTGTGGCGGATGCGCTAAGACCCTGTTGGACCTATATGTAGTTGTGTAGGTAGACTTTTACTACCAGTATTAGTATTATCGTAGCTTCATCATCCTCTTTAGTCCAGAGAGTTAGCCCCCTACTCGGGGGCTTTTTTTATTCTTCACCCATATCTTCCATTCGCCGTTGGATAATCCGCTGCATTGCGCGTTGAGATGCGGTAATACCCCCAAGCTGTCTAGCGATCTCATCTGACACGCGGTGCTGGCGCACAGACCTCCCTACAGTACTGCCTTTTATGGCGTGGTATGGGTTTCTTTCGGAAAACGCGACCATCTCTTCTATTAACTCAATAGCGCTATCTGTATCCCCCTCCTTCATCGCCATGTAGTAGTCGCGCATCATGTCGGTACGTTTGGTATTTAGCCTACGCTCAAGCCCTTTGTCTCGGGCGTTTGTCTCTAACTGCTTTGTGTAACCTGCTGGAGCCAAACCTAGAGACTGAGCAAATACATTCCACGCATTTATATCTTCCATTATGGGGTCACCGCGCAGTGTAGTAGCGCCCTCAGTACCGTAGCGTAGCGCTTTCATACCGTTGGATAACGCAGACGGTAACATTCTTTCTACACCACGACTTACCTCACCTTCGGCTATTAAGTCGTAACCATCCTCCATACGACTAGCTATACCAAAGATAGGACCACCAATAGTTTCCATCGTACGTAGTATCAGACTCTCCTGCTCACGGTTAGGTAGTGACCGGTACACTAGGTTAGTCATACCAATACGTGGTGCTACATCTACATCGAAGACAGCGTTAATCGCACCAGAGTACAGCCCCTCACCGAAGTAGCTAGCGGCTATGCTATCGAAGTCTTCGTCTTCTTCGTCAAGCAGTAGCGCATTGGCTAGCATTGAGACAATACCGTACAGCGGTAAGCCTTGAACACCTGCAAACAATGCCGACGAGGCGAACAATCCAACGATCTGCTTTACTGCCTGTGCGCGCTCGTCAGGGTCTTTTGCACCTTTAAGGGCTTGCTTAGCCATTTGGAACTGAAGGTAGTACATGGATATACCGAACCGCTTGTACATCATCATCCAGTTGCCCATGTCGCTCTGGGCTACCCTAGGGGCGGTTTCGGCCATAGCTCCACTGTTTGTCATCTCGGTATCGTCAAGTGCAATCTCAGCAGCTTCTTTATAATCTTGTTCTGTTAGCTCGCCGTTCTTGGCTCGCTCAGCTAATTCAAGCTCGTAGGAAGTCATGGCCGTAACTTGGCGGTTAAACCGTTCGCCTTGGTGAAACATCCAGCCCATGTAGGCATTAGTAGCAGTCCACGCCGTATTAGCGGGGTTCTCCATATCCAAGTTTTCAGACGTAGTGGATATGTTCGACTGCCCGCGCGCTTCCATTAACTCTTTGAGCACTTTGTATTTCTTCATCTCTGGGGACAAGTTGGGGTCGTTGAAGTCCACATTAGATAGTGACGGGCCTTCAAATACTTCCCTACCGCCCTCGTCAGTAAACGTCTCAGTCCGGCGCTTCATGCCAGTACCCATAAATATCTTACGGGCGTTATTCATAGCCTTCATAGTATCGGTAAACCCATAGCGCCCGCCCAAGTAGGGTAGCACCACGATGGGTAAGTTAGACGCGTTGACTATTACCGATGACACGTTGAAACCTAGAGTCATACCAAAGCCAGCAGTCTTAAGTGCTTTACTCCAAGTAGCGATCTTAGGGTTACGTGCGAAGTTAATGTAGCCTTGTAGCTGTGCTTCGAGCTTTTCCGCCCCTGAGTATATTTCTGGAGTAGCTTTGTATTCGTTCTTAGCCGCAGCTATATCGTTACTAATTTTGCTTAGGTTCAGATCGTGCTTTAGGTTGACAATCTGGTTAGTGAAGTTAGGCATCCGCTCCCTAAACACTTTAAGGGCGTCCGTCTCAAAACCTCGTGTACCTTGGCGTGGCTTAAACGCGCGTACTAAAGATCGTTCCGGCATGATGTCGAATAGCGAGTCAAGCAGTACGTCTTGTATCTTTTGATCCGCACCCTTTGCCCGTACATCAGCAAGTAAGTTAAACGCAAACTGCGCATCAACCTGCCCAAAGTTACCGGTTTTGTTGCGTGTATATACTTCTATGTTGTCCACACCTTCCATGTTTCTAAGCTGTCTTGCGGCTTCTTGTTGGGCGTATTCGGACTGGAATGCTTCTTTGTAGACCTCAACTTGCCCGGTCTTAGGGTCGCGCGCACTGTAGAAAACCCAATGGCTGCCCTTACGGTACAGCGGGAAGTATGGCTCGATGGCTTCTTTCTTCAAAAGCTGAGTGAGTAGCTTATCTTTCAGGTTCTTACGTACATCCGCGTCTTCTATCTGGTCTAAACGAGTATTCATTGTCTGGACGAGCATCTCGTAAATCTTAGAGTACGAATCACGAAGCATACTGTAGGAGTCTTTAACAGCTTTTTGCTGCGCAGGAGTCATGCCTTTCAGCATGTCGTTCATCATATCCCACGCTTCTAGCGCCGCAGTGTCGTTTTCATACTTTGACCTAGGCTTAGTTGGGTCAACACGGGCAAGCGTACTCTCGGCAGTCCAGTTGTTAAGCGTTTCCTTAACTTGTTTGTCCTTGCCTATAATCCTTTCAACCGCATCAGCAGTATCTTTGGTCATGCTCAAGTACTTTTGACGGTCGCCGTTCTTAGTCTGGAGTAACTTAAACAACTCTTCGGCCTTCTCAGCCATCTTCGGGTACTTCTCTTTAGCTATCTTGTACACGGCGTTAAGTGGTAGGAACTGCATTACGGCATTCTGCGCTTGCCCACCTAGAGTAGTAAATGCGGTAGCGGCAACTGCTATGTCTTCTTTGCTGATCTTACCTTTGGCGAACCTACCGGACGCATCGAGGGTGGCCTTTTCTTTGCCTTCAACAGTAGCAGAGTAGAGCTTAGCGGCGTCGCGTGACTCAGGAGCTGGAGAGATAAGTTCTGCAACGAGGGAATCAGCCTTGTCCATAGCGGACTCGATCTTCTTGCTAGGCTGTCCACGGAGTCGGCGTAGTATATTGTTTACGATATTCTTGAACCGGCTCCACAGGCTAATCTTCTCGCCCTTAGCAGTAATGCGACCTAGCTTGGCTTGGAACTCTGGGTTACTAAATGCCTCTGCCACGAACTCATCTATATTGGTAGCGCCGTATGCAGTATCCAAGCGGTCTTTAACTGACTCAAACAAGTTACGCATTTGCTGCGCAGCAGGAGTATTCTTAGCAATTTCGTGAGAGGTTACAGCGTGCATAGCCTCATGAAGTAGGACGTGGTTTCTAAGGTCTGCGTCTTGGTTAAGAGTAATAGTATCTGTTTTAGGATCGTACAGACCCGCTACTGTTTTGCCTTCGGCATTTACTAAACCGCTAGCCATTACGACTTTAGTATTACCCAAACCCTGTTCTATAGCGGCGGCCACACGGGATACTGTTGCATCTGTACTCTTCGTAAGGTCGTTTATCGCCCCACGTAAATCACCGGCATCCAGCTTAGCCCGAATCTGTTGGGATAGTGGCTGACTAGAAACAGCTATAGCGTCCGCAGGTAATGGTAACCCCATAGACTCGCGCATAAACCGCACTGTGTTGGACAACTCTTTACGTGACGCGACACTTAGGTTCGCTTTAACCCACTCTTGCGCAGCTACATTTTCTTTAGTCAGACCCATAGACATATCGGCAGCTAGTGCGTCTATGCCTTCTTCTAAAGTCTTGCCTTTAAAGTATTTGCTTGCAGGGCTTTTAGGGTTTATAGCGGCCTCAGCGCCGACAAGAACATTGTCCTTAGCCCTACTAGCAGACCGCTTGACTTGCGCTTCAGGAGTAGCTTGAGAAACAGCTTCTGCTTCGGCTTTAGCTACATCCGCATCTACATCGCCTTCTTCCGCTGCCACCGCAGCAGCTTCAGCTTCCGCTGTGCCTACCGCTTCCTCTTCTACTACAGGCGCAGCTTGAGTTTCTTGTACAGCAGGAGCAGGAGCAGGGGCAGCAACAGGTTCGGCTTCAGGCTCTACTCGACGTTGCGCTACGGCAGCCTGTAGGGCTGCACCCATAGCTGTAGGAGTACCTTCCGGCAATTCGGCAGCGCGTTGTACCGCTTCTTGTTGAGCAGCAGTTTGTTTGGCTTGCAGGGCTGCTTTTAGGTCAGCTTGTTTTTGCTGCTCCGCTAGCTGTGCTTCTCTTCCTGCATACGCTACGTCTTCCTCTTGCCGCCTTGCACCTTCCTCTAAAGTCATTTGCTGGGGTGCTACACCCTCTTCAACAGTATAAGCAGCCTCTTCAGCGACTTGTTTAGCGTA